CAGGTCGTCGACCTGGAATGCACGGGCGATTGCGTCGTCTTGGCGCAGCTCGAGGCCACTGGAAACATCAGCGAACACAAGCACCCCCGCCCTGCAGCAGACGAGCGACGGCCATGCCTGCGTTCTTCTGGTTAAACGAATGAACGAACGCGGCGCACTCGGCCGGCTCGTTGAAATGAAGGCCATGCACTTTGTTCTGCGACGCGGCTTTCACTACGACGCGAGCCTCGGACAGACCCTGACGACGAGGGAGCTCGAGCACCAGGACAGACTGACCACCCGCAACATTGAACAGGCGAACCGACTTCATTCCCCGGCCCCCATGCGTGACGGTGGCGCGATCAGCAACTCGAAAGCGTGACGGTCACGCTTTGCCAGATCAGCCCCGGCGATGGCCAGCGCGGCCAAGACAGGAGCGATCAGGGCAGCGAACGCTGCAGGATCTTTCTTTACGAGGCGGGCGCCGCCGTGGGCCAGCAGTGTCAGGGCCTCGGCCGATTCTTCGAACCCGCCGGCCTTGCACACGTCGATCATGGCCTGCACGGTGCCGCCATAGAACGTGATCGCCGGCAGGTGGAACGCCTCAGCCTTGAGCTTGGCCTGCGACTCGCGCAGGCGCTGTTTCTGCTTGCGCTCGCGGTTCTGCCGCTTGATCTTTTCGGCTTTGCTTTCACCAGGCACCGCGCCGAAACGTTCGGCTAAGGCCTCTTTATCGGTAGGAATGACGTCAGACTTCGCAATCGAGCTGACCAGGCGCAGCGCGGCACTCATACCGACTCACCTTTCAAGTGAGCCAGCAGCAGCATCGGCAGCGGCCGGCCAGTGCCGGTCGACAGCGCGATCATTTCGTTAAACATCAGGGAAATGGCCTCGGCGCCTTCCTCGAGCATCCGATCAACGGCCACCGGATCATCGTTGCCGTCATATTTACCGTCGTGTGCCGGTTCGGTTGCCGCGATGAAATCGCCGATCGACCTCGTGACCTCGCCCAGGTTGGACAAGGCCGCTGAAGTGCCAACCAGACCGGAAAGCGTGGGGATTCGAACGTCAAAGCATCCAGCCATGGCCAGCAGCTGGTGCCGCGCGGCTTGCTGGTACTCAGGAGGCAGACAGGACAACCAAACCCACTTCCACTCAAGCGGGAACGGCTGCGTTTCGTGAAATATGCGCGACACGCGGGTCGCCCAGGCCTTGCGCACCTTCTGATACGTCTCGACGTCCTCGGGCGTTTCAAGCGGTTCGATCAGGCGAGCATCAGCCAGAGCTGGCGCCAGGCGATCGCTAGCAAAACGCTCGAGCGACCAATCCGAATGGGAAAACCATCGGCTAGTCTGGTCGACGAGTACATCCCTTTCAGTTCGCGTAGTCATAGCACCTTTCCCTGTAAATACGGTCGCATGTGGCTCTACCCACATTCTCTATATTTAGAGTGAAAATGCAAACAAAATTACTAAATAACGAGTGGTGCCGCTAAGCATCCAGAAGGGACAATAATTACGGGAAAAGGAGAGGGAACCATGCAACGCGACTCAACAATCGGCACCGCAATACGGAAGAGGCGGCAAGCCCTTGGATGGTCGCTACAGCGCCTGGTCGAGGCGTCTCATATTGAGATGTCAACCGGGCATTTAGCGACCCTCGAAACTAAAGACATGGCGCCTAGCGTCTACGTCGCCGAAGCGCTCGCGAAGGGCCTCGGGACGACACTCGACGTTTTGCTACGCGAGGCGAGAGATCCGACAGCCTTTGAGGCCCCCAGCGAGCACGCTCAACGCGTGCCTATATTGCCGTGGGAGCAAGCCGCAAAATGGGCCGTAGACCCTGATCCTAGACGCCTTCCGCCCGGTTCTTCGTGGGTGATGCCACCCGACACACCACCGGGCAAAATCTTTGCCCTGAAGGTGCGTGATGAGAGCATGCAAGCCCCGAGCGGAATCAGCTTCCCGGCGGGCTATACGATCTTCGTCGACCCTGGCCGCAAAGCGCTTGCCAATGACTTTATCGTGGGGCACTTGGGCGACCCTGCAGCACCAGTGTTCAAGAAATTGACACTTGATGGCTCGGCGTACTGGCTCCGGTCGCTGAATCCACAGTTTCCCATGCAACAGGTGGGTGATACATTCGAGGTGATAGGCGTCGTCGTCGGCCTTCGTGCGGCGTTCGACAAGGGGGGAGTTCTATAAAAAGAGCGCGTCAGTCTTCTAAATATAGAGTGGACGACGTAAAGTAGCGGGGCTACCCGCTAACGAGCTATTTTTTTTCAAAGCTGGAAAAGACAAAGGCCGGGGGGCTTTAGCAACCCCCCGGCCTTCGCGATAGACGCACACCTTACGGTGTCTACTGAGCATCGGTTATCTGTTTTAGCGGGCAGGTAACACGACATAACACTTGAACTAGCCGTTCAGTGCTCAGTTTAGACCCGTGCAAAAGGACGTCAATCGTTTGTACTTTTTCACCTTTGTACTTTTGACCAAAGGGACAAAATGACAAACGTACAAAAGGGCACGGGGCTGGAAGCCTTCTACCAGGAGCGGTTTAACTCCGATCCGTATAGCCTCCTCGATTTTTTTGAGGCTGACATTGCCGCCGCAGCGGCTGACGCTTTCGTCAACTGGTCGTCGGTTCGCGGCCTGGTTCGCCTCAATGGCGAACGCTTCAAGGCCTACTCAAAAGCGAAGATCCTCACTACCGATAGCCGCTACGACGGCAAAGTAATGGTATGGGGCGAGCTTAAAAAAACCGACGCCAAGCCCGCGACCGAGACGCGCCCTGCACTGGCAGCGATCGAGTACCCGGCCCTGACTTTCAGCAACAACGCCGCCTCTCCGTCGTACTGGTCTGGCTTCACAGCCATGCTCGATCTGTACCAGCGAGAAAAGGGGATCGATACCAGCGATCGCGATCGCGAGTTTTTGGCGAAGCAAGAAGCCAAGCGCCTCGAGCGGGAAGCCCTTCAAGCCGCCGAGGAAGCCGCGCAACGCATCCGCCAAGAACGCATCCAGGGCGAATTTTCCGCCTACGAAAACGCTTGGCTGACCGGAGAGCGCGGGGAATTCGAATACGAGGGCACCCGCAAAGACCGCTCCACCTTCGTGGCTCGCGGGTTCGTCGAGGTTATCGGCGACGAGGACGGTAGCGCGCCTTACCTGCAGAAAAAGCAGATCGGCGCCATCGCGTCACGCTTCAAAATGAAACGTATGCGTGACGGTCACGGTGTTTTCACAGCAGTTCCTTTGCTCAATATCCACGGGCAATTCCTCGGCCTGCAGCGCCTGTACGACGACAAAAAGCTGCAGGGCACGGGCGTCAAGATGGACGGCGCGCACTGCATTTTCGGCGATATCGAAACCGCCGAGATCCGGATCTCGGTCGAAGGCTTCGCGACCGGCGCCAGTGTTTACCTGGCCGAGCTCGAGGCCGGTCGCAACGTCGCCGTGATCGTCGCGTTCAACGTCGATAACCTGGTCAAGGTACTGCGCATCTACGACAAGTTTTACCCGGGATGGCGCTTCCTTAACGCCGCCGATAACGACCAATGGAAAGACGCCGGTAACGCCGGCCTGCTCGCCGCGCTTGAGATCCATCGCGATCTGCAGCACGTCGCCACCGTGCCTACCTTCGAATCTATGAGCCTGGACGAGTTGGCCAAGGCCAAGGAAACAGGTAAAGGCCCGACTGACTGGAACGACTACCACTGTCGCTACGGGCTCAAATCCACCGCAAAAGCGCTCCACGCACGCGACAGCATGCACCGGGCAGAAAAGGACTGGTTTAGCTACTGCCTGCAGCGCTTGGCGCACAGCGGCGGCAAGGATCGGGTAGAGAAAGCGGCCAAGATGGCCGTTAACGCCGGCCTGCTCCTGGTGCCAATCAAATACAGCGTCGACGAGATCGTCAGCCGTGTGATCGAGAACCTACACCCGAGCACCCCCGTTGCCCTGCACGCGAAAATGCGCAGCCTGGCCCACTGGATTTGCCGTCAGAAGGTCAATCAGGCCCAGCAACTGCGCGGCTTTTCCGTCAAGGCACTGGCAAACCCGAACGTTCGTTACATGAAAATCGAAGGCGTGCGCGCCGAGCACGGCGGTATTGACCTGCCCGCGCACATGGCCGACCTGGTCGAAAGCCTCGAGGGCGTGATCGTTGTCCGCGCACCGATGGGCTCGGGCAAAACCGAGAAACTGATCGCGCCGCTCATGAAAGCGTCGACGAAAGCCGCCTACATTGCGCACCGGATCTCGCTCCTCGAGGACGCCGCCGCGCGCCTCAACGTCGAGCACTATCAATTGGTCACCGCTCGCCAGATGCCGTGGGTTTCGCACATGGCTTGCTGCGTCAACAGCCTGACCGCGCCGAAGTTCTACAACGCCGAGGAGCGCAGCTGGTTCACCACTCTTGAAACGCTTTGCATCGACGAGGCGTCCCAGGTGATCCGCCACACCACCACCGGACCAGTTGAGGGGCGTGTCCGCGTTCTCGACTCGCTGATCGAGGCCGTGGCGGCCGCGAAACGCGTCCTGCTCTGCGACGCTGACGCCAACGACGGCGTTATCGAATTCTGCGAGATTGCACGACCAGGTGAAGTAATCACCGTTCTGGATATCGTCGGCTTGACCGACCATATCCGGGTTGACCACGGCGACGACGAAACCGTCTGGCAGCTTGCGATCAACCAGATCTGCGCCGGGCGCCGCGTGCTGGTGGCCAACGACTCGGCTGAGTCGGCAAAGAAAATGGCCGCGCTGATCGAGGAAAAGGTCAGAGAGGAGGAGATCGCACCGGTTCGAATGCTCCTGGTGCATGCGGACAGTAAGGCTGACCCCGACGTCGAGGAGTTTTTGCGCAACCCGAACGAGGAGGCGCTCAAGTACGACGTGCTGATCTACTCGCCAGCTATCAGCTCCGGCGTATCGATGACGACCCGACATTTCGAGCATCATTTCGGCCTGTTCAGCGGGAACACTGTCGGCCCGTCCGACGCCGTGCAGATGCTGCGCCGCGATCGCACCGCCCGACATTACGTTGTAGGCATTGGCCACACTTCCGGCCAGCGTGAAACCGACCCGGAATCGCTCTACCGTGGCCTTTTGGTCGCCGAGGATCTGGTCTGCCAGTTCCAGGAGACGCCCGAAGAATTCCGCCTGACTCGCAAAAAGACCGCTTTCGACAAGATCTGGCTATCGACCGTCACCTCGGAGAACAAAGCGCGCAACAGCTTTGCGAATAACCTGCTGCTGATGCTCTCGGGCGAGGGTTACCAGGTGCAGCGCCTGGCGATCGATCCTCAGACCATTGACGACCTGACCGACATGTCGCGCAAAAACCGCAAGTTCGCGGGCGAGCTGGTGTTCGCTAAGCGTATGGATCTGATCGACAGCGTCGAAACCCCGACCGAGGAGGCGTTTCTCAAGCTCAATCGCCAAGAAGTCCGCAGCGAGGCGGAAAGCGCCCAGGTCGATCGCTATCACATCGAACACCAGCTCGGCGTTGACGAGATCAACCCGGACGACGTCGCGTTCTATGACGATCGGGGGATTGCCAAGGTCGTGCAGCTCGAGCTGCTGCAGGCTGACGAATCTCAGGCCAAAGCCTACGACATGGCTCAGCGCAAGGCGCGCGTAGTCATCACTCAACACCGCTTCAAAACCCCAGCGCACACGCTGCTGAAACAGATTTTCGAGATCCTCAAGCTGGATCGATTTTCGGGCGTGGGCGAATTCAACAGCCTGCAGTGTCGCCAGGTGCTGGAACTGCTCAAACGCGACCAGGCGACGCTAGATCTGTACAACGCTCTGAAACTCGGCCGCCACCTGGCCAGCCTCAACGCGAAGGCCTGCGCAACCACGGTTGTTAAGTCGATCCTTGAGCGCCTCGGTCTGACCACAAACAAGCGTAAGACGAACGGGCAGGTTCTTTTCGGCCTCAACATGGATAATTGGGCGTTCGTTATGGGCTACGTACAGCGCCGTGCAGCCAAAAACGTCCATTCCCTGACCACCCATGACCACGAAGCGACGCACCAGCCCCTGCTGGCGCCTGAGGAGCTCGCAGAAGCCCCCAAAGCCCAGCACGCCCCAGCTACAGCGGGCGCGGCAGGCAGTGACACTTCGCAGTTAGAGGGTGTAAGCACAGTTGAAAAGTATCCCTTGGAAGTAGCAGAACGAGTATTCGCTTTTGCTTCGCTTTGCGAGCTCCCCGCCGGCACGCCAGTTGTGCAGCTGATGCGGGAGATCGATCCGGGGGTCGTGCGGCGGATGGCGAATCCGGGGGCTGAATTCAAAGTTCTGAAATGGATGCTCGGATATGCGGCGACGCTACTACGGCCACAGGCGCGTTATACTGTCTAGATAGACAGTGATGGCAATTAAACATCTATAGGAATAAAGGGGAGGGATTCACCTTGCAGTGCCAAGAAAAAATGGACAGAGCGTCCGCTAAACTCAGCCGCGCCAGATCGGCGCTCAATGTGGCCATGATGGCCGGAATGGAAGCGAAACGAGGGGAACTGCTCGACATGATCGAGACAGCGCTCGAGAAACTAGAGGAGGCTGAGACAGAGCTCAGATGCGGAGAAAATCAGAATGTTCTGCCGGGCCAACTGATCCCGGCAGAAGATTTGACGCCGTGTCAGACAGTGGTTTTGGTCGCGGCTTCGAACAAAGCCCTTTGAGCCTCCTCTCTGCTGTCACCCTCCGCGCTGGCGATCTCGACGCCATTTAGCTTGGCCACAGCAACGAAACGACCCTCCGAGATCTCGAGCACCGAGACTCTCGGTCTAGCATTCGCCACCTCTGCCGGTACAGCCGGCGCAACCGCTCGAGCAGGGCGGTTTGGGGTGGCCAGGGCTTCGCTGGCCATCGCCAGATAATCCTTGATCGCCTGCCGGTGACTGCCGACGTTAACCGAGATCGCTTTCTGCGAGATCAGCACGTCAGGCGCTGCTGCTACAGTCTTTTTCACCCAGTTATGAATACGCTGCAAAGCGATGCCGCCAGCGACTTGCTCGTCGAGCGCCTCGAGAGCCTCGAGGCGGTTGGCGTACTTGCTCACCGGCTCGGCCGGCGCTTCGTTGGTGTAGGTGATTTTGAAGGCCTTGTAGCTTTCTTGGGTGTCCATGTCTTCATGGCCCAGCATTTCCCGCCAGAACACCGTTTCGTTAACTGTTTTCCATCGAGCGTCCCGCGTGAAATGAGTCTCGAAAACGATTCGAGCCCAGATCGCGCGGCTGTCTTTGAATACCCAGCCATCGCCGCCAAACACGCGTTTGGCCGTGGTATTTAGGGTTTTTGCGACGCGGCGATTGATTTCGGTGTTGTCCAGGTGCTGCAGCTCGAGCACCTCCGGCAATGCCCGCAACCGATCGACGGCCGCGAGCACTTGGTCGGCCGGGATCAGGCTGTAGATTCGATAGCTCGAGCTGTAGTCGACGCCGCCGCGGCGCTTGGCCTGGCCGCTAAATTCGAGCTCAAACTCACCGACCTTTTTGAAGCGACCAAGCGCCAGAACCTCAACCTCGCGTCGCCCGGTAACCATCGCAAGTCCCAGCGCCAGCGCCGAGAACCGCTGCACAGGCTCGCCATCACCGCCGATCTCGGCGTGGGTAAGCAGCCCATTCGCGGTATCAATGAACTGGTAATAGTTGACCTCGATCGTGTTGGTGGCGCGCTTCTCAAGCGTGGCGGCGGCCTGAGTCGCAAGCTCTACTTTTGTCGCTGCAGGCAGTACCAGGTGCCGCATTACTTCGTGGTCGAGTTTCATCGCCTGGATGGCGTCATAAGCATCGAGGTCGCGATCCTGGCGAACTTGATTCAGCAGCTCACGGTGAGCGAGGCGCAGCTCTGTGATGTTTTGCATTTCGGCCAGAGCGTGCAGCTGCTCGGCGTAGCGTGGGTAATGCTTTGCCAGGCGCCGAGCAGACTCCTCAAGCCCGTGATGGCGCCAGTTCTGCGCAGTGACAGCCTTGCGAACGAGGGTCAAATAACGGCGATAGGTCGACGCCTTCAATTTGTCATCTTCGTTGCGGCGCTTGTCCTCAAACAGGCGCTTTTTAAGGCTCTCAGCTACTCGCGTTATGCGCTGAGTTTTCTTGCTGCGCGACATATGAGGGTCTGAGTCGATTAGCTGAATATCGGCGATCAGCTTGTCGATCAAGGGTGGCAGATCGATTTTCTGGCGAGTGGCCCCGCCGTAATTGCCAAAGCTGG